CGTGCGCTTGGTTCTACCGAAGCCGGAGCTGCCGTTCCACAAGTCAACAAGTACCTCGACCAAGGGATGGTCGCTGGGCAGGAAGTCCTTAAGGCTATCAACGATGTCTGGAAGACCGAACTGGGCAACCAACTCCACGCTGTCTACAAGGGTCTGGATGCTAGAGGTAAGCCGAAGTACCAGTACCACCTCTATGGTGTCAATGGACAGGAACTCTTCCGATCTGAAGATGCCAAGGCTGTCTACCAGAACTTGCTCCTCCAGGAACAGCGTCTGCGTGGTTTGACAATCAAGTCTGTCCCGACAACCAAGGCTGAGAAGGAAAAGGTCACAACCGAAGTGCTTCGCCAATCCATCAGCCCCACCTATCTGCAAAGCCAGCAGACCACAATCCAGCGTCAAGCGGATGCCGAGGCTGCCAATCGCTATCGTAACAAATGAAGTACCTATTCTGCATCCTGTTCCTGGCTTCCTGTGTGACCACGGAGAAGACCCCGGCATCGGCTACCGACCCAGCCAATGTTAGTAAACTGGGGGACAAGATTGATACCACGGAAGGCAGGGCGGCGGCTGCCGTTACTGTAGCCATCGAACAGGCTGACAAGCCGGAGGTGGTAAAGGCTGAAGGAAAGGTGGCGCTAGCCTATCTTCCTGCTCCGTCCGAGGCTGACATCTCCTTTGCCCGTGAAAGGGCTTCCAAGGGCGATCTAGAGGCATATGCAGCCCAGATTGCCTACGCCAAGAAGTTACAGGCAGAAGTAAACAAGATGTGGGATAAGATGGAATCCGATAATCTACGCAATCTTGCGGAGATTAAGGAACTTAAACTACGCAACGAGCAGCTCGCCCTTAGTCTTGAAAAGGTCAAAGCCGACGCTGACCGCAACTTCTGGACGATGCTTGCCGGGGGGATGTTCGTCCTTGGGGCTGTGGTCTGTGCCTTCCTGTCTTGGAAGGCTGGTGCTACCCTCATCTTCCTATCTACTGTGGCTGGGTCTATCCCTGTCATCCAAGGCTCTCCGTACTTCCTGCCCATCGTCCTTACAGCCATCGGCATCGCCCTGTCCTTTGGGCTGTGGGTGCTGTGGGATAAAGCCCGTGACAAAGTAAATGAGTCCTCCTCCCCCTCCAAGTCCGAGTAACCCAGACGACTACCAGGCTATCGTCAAGGACTCGCTTATCGCAAGCGTCCTGGGCGGTGGCGGGATGGTGGCGCGGATGCTCCTCAGTACAGAGCCGTTGACCTTCGGCTGGATCGTCAGACGGCTGGTAGCTGCATCCATCATCGGTGTCTTCGCCGGGTTCGCACTGCAAGAACACGTATCCTCGCTTGTGATGCGGTTCGCCTGTATCGGTCTTGCCGGAGCAGCCGCCAACGAGATTATGGAAGGGGCTATCAAATGGGTTAACAGCAAGATTAACAAGGAAGTCCAAAGCGTAACCAAAGGAAACTCCAATGGAAAAACCAAGCGTACAAAGCGTAAACGCTGACCGCAATCTGGTCTGGTCTGTGGGAGTCATCCTGTTCCTTTCCTGTGCCTGTGCGTTGTACACGGCATACATCATCCAGTTCACCTTGGATAGCCTGGGGTCTTCCAAGACGATGGCGTTGATTATCGTCGATGGGGGCAAGTCCTTCAAGTCAGACGATGCCACGCTTGAACACGATCTGAACAGCGCAACGCTTGCCCTGCGAATCTCAATCGAGGTCGCCTATGCGATGGCAATCTCGTCGTTGATTATGGCTACCGGCCTTGTCGTCCGTCTTGTGAAGAAGGCGTGAACAAGGTTGTACTGCGTCCGGCTTGACGGACAAAGAAAGACGACGCATAGTACGTCATCTTGAACGGGCGGGTGGGTGTTGATGTTGTGCGTGGCTCATATAAGGACGCTCCTCAAGATAGACCACCCTGCGGCCCACCAGCAGGACTGGTCGCTATTTCAGACCAATCAACTTGCTGGCAGCCGAATCGAACGAGTAGTACGGGATGCTGTAGATGCGTTTCGTCTTGTAGCGTTTGAAGACACGAACCTTGCAGACACCCTCCTTGACCATCTTACGCGCCAAGGTCGTGAACTGCTTCTTGCTGCACTTCATCATCTGTACGCACTCGTCCCTGCTGTAGAACCCGGCAGGAACATCCTCCTCTCCAGAGTGGCGGTTGACGTACTCCCGCAGAGCCTCAATTACGCTTTTGGTCTTTGCCATAGTCCTTGAGGAATGAACGGCACTGCCCGTTGTCTTTGACCTCTGGTCTAATCCAGGACTGCCATAGATCGTCAGCCTTGATGTTGTAGCGTAGGCAGTTGTCCTTGTTGGGACACATCACGTCCTTGATGAAGCCGTCGCACTTGGAGATGTCACTCATTGTTCTCGATGTCGAAGGTGTCGTTCTTGATGATGGCGAACTGATGCGTCAGCATATGGCGAATCATCCCGTCCTTCTCCAGGACCACGGCGAAGATGTCGTTGCAGTAAAGCCCAGCTGCTTGGACATACAGGAGATACCCGTAGCCAAGCGGAGTCTTCACCGGGATGGGTCTGTTGAACTCGTGAATCATTCTTTGTAGTAGTTGATTTCAGCGAAGAACTCGTCACGCATCTTACGCGCCTGTTCCAGATCGGAACAGAGTTTCCTGCTGATACGCACACCGTTGTGGGTGTACTTGACGTACCAGATACCTGTACCCTTCGGGTTGCACAGGTTGCGGTTAGGGTTATCCCGTGAATTGGTGCGAGGCATCAAGTCATAGGAAGGCTCGGAGAAACCGGCCTTAAGCACCTCACGAAGCCTGTCCAGGTTCATACCTAGGGACTTGGCGCGTTCTTCTAGTTCAGATGGTTCGTTCATTTTTTGTATATGTCGCCATTGGGGAAGTACCAGCCATCCCCGAAGCGGTGTGCTTGTTTACCGATGTAGTGGTCACCATCAACCACGAAGTACATAAATCCGTTCTGCCAGCGTAGGCTTCCTGGCATACGGAACGAGTAGTCGGCATCCTCCTGCCGGCCCGCCCAGCCACAGAGCCAAGCTGCACCGCCATCGAAGTACTCGATGTTCAGCTGCTCAAGGCGATGCAAATGACCCATACAGAAGCCACCGCCAGGAATACCGAATGTACGGGCATCCTTGAGCAAGGCGTTCTGTCCGTGTGAGAACCCGTGGATGAAGATGATAGGGCCGATTCGGATACGCCCGGTCTTCACGTTGTACTGTTTGATGACCTTGCACCCTACCTCACGCAGAGTCCGCATCATAGTATCCCACAACTTCTGCATATCCTCCTTATCCTTGATCGAGTCCGTGTTGTTGATGATTTGACGGATTCTGTCGTCGTGGTTACCCATCAAGAAGTGGGTAGGTCTGTAACGCTTAATCCAACGGATGCCAGCCTGGAGGTCTTCCTCCATACCTTGCTTTGCCTCTGCGGAATGTTTGTCTACTCCACGCCGACCCCATCGGAAGTCCCAGTTGTCGCCAAGGTGAACCCGGTACTTAGGCTTCACACGCTTGACGAACTCCATAATGGCATCGAGCGTGTCCTCGCAAGCCAGGTCTCCGTGGTTGTCGCCCATAGCGACGATGTCGTATTTTTCGCTCATAGTCTTTTCTTGTTACGTCCTTTGATTCCAAGTTGGCACTTGATGTTCACGTTGCGAACGGAGGACATAGAAAGGTTGTGCTTCTTGGCGATCTCGGACAGGGTAAGCCCGGAGTTAGCCTCGTAGATTACCATCAGTTTGACGTGACCGTACTTGGCGCGGTTGTTGTCTGGTCGGAACTTGAGTCCAGATCGAACGGCAGCTCCATAAGCGGAGGCGTAGGTAATCCCGTAATGGGTGGATGCCTCACGCAAGGTCATTCCCTTCTTATGGGCTTCGTGGATTGCTGCCTTGGTCTTGCCATACCCAAGGGTGTTCTTGCCGGAGGAACTCACGACTGCACCCCCTTGGCTGACCGCCATTCGTGCGATGCGTTGCCGACTTCATAAGATGAAATACGACTGGTAAGGACTCGCTCAAGTTCATCCCCCGCCTTGGTCAGCCGCTCGACCTCGGCCTTGAGGCGGGCGTAGTCCTCCCACTTGACCCACTTGCCGTTGTAGTGTTCCTCCATCCCTTCTGGGATGTAGTCCTTGTGGTAGCAACGCTGGTATCGCTTCGGCTCGCTCACGGCTGGTCACCCTTCTTGGATTTACCAAAAGCACCCTTTGTGTTCTTCCTGCGTTTGGCTTCCGCTTGTCGGACAGGCTTTAGCAAAGCCCAAGTGGTCGCTTTGATTGTTCCTGCTTCGTAAGGGTTCTTGCGGCTCACGACTGCACCCCCTTGTCCAACTCGTCATCCAGTTTCTTGTCGAGATAGGCGATGTTGTTCTTGAGGCGATCTACCTCGGACAGCAGCCATTGATAGTCGCGCCATTCAACATACTGTCCATTCTCGTCAGCGACCATCACATCACCGCCCAGCGTCTGCTGTGCCTGGATGCTGGCTACATTGTAGCGAAGTGGCTTGTTAAGGTTTCTCATTTATTTTGGAACAACAAGACGATGTTTAGGATGGTCAGACCTACTGTTAGTCCAGACAGAAAAAAAGTTAGACAAAGCCTGTTAATAATCTTTTCGTTATCGTCGTCGTTCATTTGATTTTGATGTTCTGTTCAAGGGATTGCCAGCCATCACCCTCGACATAGGCGCGGATCGTGATGTGCAAGTTGTCGTACCCCCAAGAGGCGTTGACTGTGTAGTCGTCTCGCTCAATCGTGTGAGTGCCTTGTGTGCTGTTGCGAAGAACATCGCCCCAGTCCTCAAGGTAGTTGACGATGATGTTCTCTGCGTAAGCACCGAACCCAAGTCGGTTGATTAGCTGCTTCACGATTGCACCCCCGCAAGACGAAGAGGAGTAGGCAACTGATACCTCTCGCAGTAGTAGTACAGACCGCGCCGGGTCGTTCCAGCCATACGGCAAGCCTGGCTGACCCCGTGGGTCTTCGCCAACTCATAGGCTACCCGTGTACGCAGACCGTGCCGTACGTTCTTGTAGTTACCGCTGGCTACGAGCTGCTTGGCTTGCTCCACCAGACCATCGGCAGTCCATACAAACGGGAGATGGTTGTCCTTGGCGTACTGCCGGATGCTGGCGATAGCCACGCCCCAGGACTGGGACGCAGCCCGCAAGGTCGAGTTGCTTTTGGTGAGCATCTCGTAGGCACACTTAATCTTCCCGGACTTGGATCGTGGCTTCCTTTCGACAACGACTGGCTGTGCGTACTGACTCATCAGTTCACGCACCCGATTAGGGGACAGCAGTTTGCTCACTTGTTGATACGCAGAGCGTAGTTGAGGATAGCCATAACTTCGTCGTCGGAGATGTCCGGCAAGGCACGGACTTCCTGTACGATCACGAACTCGGTCTTGGACTTAGACCCAGTCTTTTCGTCGAGGGTTTCCCACTCGTCTTCGTCGATGTGCGTGTTGTCCATATCAGAACGGAACGTCGTCGATGGGGTTATCGGTAACCACCTCATCGGTGGATGCCGTGGGCAGACCTGGCATCGGAGCGTAAGCACCAGCCGACTGGTCGAGAGCGTCACGGAACGCCTTGTCCTTGGCAGAAATCTTGCCGTTGTATGGCTTTGGCTGGTAGTTCTCGCGCCACCACTTGAGGGAAGCCGGAGGCAGCTGACCAAGGGTCTGACCCTTCTGCTTGCCGAACGGGATGACGACAGTACGCCAAGTGCCGTCGGACTCCACGGGAGCAGGAGCAGGGGCAGAGGCTACAGGGGCTTGATAGGAACGCTGGGCGGGAGCAGGAGACTCAGCACCATCGCCACCGGCCCAAGCGGGAAGGGACGGAGGATTCCAACGGAAGCGGGTCTGGTTCTTGGTCTTGCCCTCGTACTTGCCATCGTTGGTGATGATAGCCCACGCTTCGGGCAACTCATACAGGTAGCGCCCGATGCCCAGGTTCACGACGGCTCGCTTCATAGCACCAGAGGCAGCCGACTTGAACGGGTCGATGTCGCCGTTGGCTTCGACGGCACAGCTGCCGGACACGGAGCGATGGGGGAACAGCGGACGACCTTCCTCGCCGTTCATATACTCGATGGTGATGGTCACCGTGCAGACGGCTTGGTTGCCGATCTGGATGAACTCCTCGCTGTGCGACCAGCAAGTGCCGAACACTTCATCCAGGCGTTCCATAGCAGCACGGTTGTCGATATAGCACAGGCACTTTGCCCAGATGCTGCCGTCCTGCTTTTCGCCGGAGGACTGGAGTCGCCACTCGATGCGGTCAGCAGGGAACGGGGCGCGGAGTTGCTTGAGCATTTCAATCTGTTGTTCTTTGGTCATAGGATTAGATATCGTCGTTGAGGTTATTGTATTGGATGAGAGGGATTTCCTTGTTGTAGGACTTCCACACGTCGAAGGAGGCTTCGTGGGAACGCCAAGCTGCGTTGAACGCATCGAGGACTTCGGGGTGGAGGTCACGCCCGTGGAGCATATTGAACTCACGGAGGTTGTGGAAGACCTTCTCCATCTTTTCGGACAGATAGGCGACCTGGGTTTCGTTGGCGTGGGACTGGGCTTCGGCACGATCCACTTCCGCATTGGTGATGCGGAGCAGCGACCGGATGTCTTTTATTGGGTTGCTCATTGTGGTGGGAGGAAAGTTACTTGGAAAGGATTTGCTTGGCTCGCAGGAGGATGGCCTTCCGCTTGCCGAAGGTGATGTTCTCGTTGAAGTTGAACGAGGAGGCTTGGTTGTAGCCCATATTGTAAGCCATATACAACTTCATAGGAGTGGGCTTAATCTTGTTGCGAATCATCCGGGCTTCGTGCATCAGCAGGATGAGTTCAGCTGCACGATGCGCCACATCGAAGTTATGGGCGTAGACCTTCCAGTTGGTCGGCAGGGTCGAGTCGTGAGGGCCGGCAGTAACCTGATCGTAGGCGACGGCATCAGACCAAGCCTCCTTGCTAATCTGGAAAGCACCAAGGCTACGACCACCATCGCTGATGGCATCGTCGTTGATGTTGGACTCAATGATGGCGACCTTGTGGACGAGGTCTTCATTGACGATGGACTTGGCTTCGCAGGAGGCGAACGCCAGGAGGAGTGATAGGATGCGTTTCATAAGGATGTGAAGTGTATGTGGACTAAATGTTCTGCGGTCAATATCTTTTTTTCAAGTCCTTCAGATATTCGGTTAACGCCTGTTCACGGGCAGCACGGATATGTTTGCAGATGCGTTGCTCCTCCGGCTTGTCCCACAGGCGACGCATCCAGTGTTCGCAACTGCATTGGTTCGTTAGGATGTTGGACGTATAGTAGGAGCTGCTGGACTGGCTCTTGACCTTCCAAAGCGTCAGCGGATACCGGCAGTCCAATGCCTCAAGAGTGAACTGCGTGGTAGTATTCACGGAGTCGGCGCAGGAAGGCTTCACCTGTTTCCTTGTTGCTGAACCTGTCGAGGAGGGTTGTTCCATTGTAGTTGGTCGTGATGATTGTGGGTCGGAGATTGCTGGTGCGTTCGTCCAGGATGGCGAACAGGTCTGCCTCCAAGCGGGCAGTCAACCGTTCCTTCCCCAGATCGTCGAACGCCAGGAGTGGGACGGTGCAGAAGAAGTCGAGTACCTTGCCGTGCTTGTGGTCTTCAAAGCCCTTCTCGATGGAGGCTTCAAGTTTCCGCATAGGTAACCATACTGCCCGTTCCGGGAAGTTGTGCAACCACAGGCGATTGAAGATGAGCCACGCAGTTCTCGTCTTACCCGTCCCAGTCGTCCCGTGGAGCAGGATGCTTGCCTTGGTGGACGGTGACCATCCCGAAGCCGTCTGAAGGCTCTGGGGGAGCAAGGAGAGGTCTGTATCGAGGAACGCCTTGGGATAGTCTGGGTGATGGTGGATGAACTTGTAGCCCTTGCCCTTGAACATCTCCGTGTAGTCGAACGGATGGCTGAAGTGCGAGGTCTTCCCGCTGACAGCGCAAGGCTCACAGGTGAAGAAGTTCAGCAGCTGGTTCTTGTTCGTGTCCAGCACAGGGGTCACTTGCCCCTTGCACCCACGACAGTAAGGCCGGTCAGAATCCATTGGCGTGGTCATCCTTGGTTAAGATTTTGGAAAAAGATTTACTATTGTGTCCAGGCTTCTTCTCCGGGAACAGACCCTGCCAGTCGTTGGCGATGGATCGGTTGATGCACTCGATGGCTTCAGCCTCCGTCAACGCGCCAAGCATAGCCAGCTGCTTTTGCTGGGCGAAGGCAGACAAAGCCTTCTTGGACGCTCGCCTATACTTCACCCACTCGTCCCAGACCCTACGGAACATAGGACTGTGAGGAAGGGGTAAGGGGTTATTGTTATCCTCTGTCTTATCCTCTGTACTATCTGTATGAAGTCTATTTCGTGGGGGGCGTGAAACGGATTTCGTGGGGGGTATGAAATTGGCTGCATCCCCCTTGAGGGCTACGAGTGCCTGTTTCTCCACCGTCCGCAGGATGCGTTTGCCGTCCACTTCCAGGCGTACCACAAGCCCGTTATCGATAAGGGTCTTGAGGAGGTTCTGGACTTGCCGTGGAGTCAGCGCCAAGTTCGTGGCGATCCACCCGTTGGAAGCGTAGCATCCCTCGTCGCCATCCAAGGCATCGATTAGTCCGTAAAGGACACGGGCAGACAAAGGAATGTCCACCCGTTCCAATACGGCCTTGGGAATCCAAGTGCCGTGCGTCATATGCTTTAGACCGTGTCGCCTAGGGTAAGGGTCAACGGCTTGCCGAAGTTGAAGCCTGGATACACATCGGACTCATAGCAGTCGTTGTAGATGCGGTAGTACTCGTCCAGACGCATCTCAGCGTGGGCGAGCCAGCCTTCGTCCAAGGTGACCTTGCAACTGTCATGAGCAGCCGTTTCCGTTTCACCGAAGTACAACGCCATCTCTTCCGGGGAACGGTTGAGGGCGATCTGGAGACAGCGACGATAGTGAGCGAGTTGAATGTCGTAACCCCGGTCACGGATATCCCAAAACAGGGACTTCTTGGTCAGAGCCTTGCCGTAGGTCTTCACGTCGCCCAGCCACATCCTGTCGCCATCGGTAACCAGGATGTCGATACGAGCCTTCATAGGGAAGCCGTACTTGGGATGCTTGACGAAGATGGTAACTTCCGTGTCCACCTTGCCACGCTTAAGCAGCTCGTCGTAGTACGGATAGTTAGCCAGCGACTGTGCGGTTGCCTTGCCCTGCTCCATCTGTGCCGGAGAGAGGAGGACACCATCGGGATGTTCTTCACGCCACTTGGCGCGAGCCGTCTTGCTACCTTCACCCGTGGTCGGGAGACAGGCGAAGTTGTCCAACGTGCCACGGTCAATCAGCAGGGCGTGGACGTAGTTGCCGAGGTCGGTGGCAGCCGAAGACTCAAACGTGTCGGTCTTGGCGTACAGGGGCGAGACGGCGAACTTCTTGAGGAAGGACGCATTCACGCCGGGGTTCTTCTTGTAATCTGCGAAGGACAGATCGTGGATGATTTGGGATGTGTTGCTCATAGGTGAGGACAAGTGGGCTATTCGGTGTAAGGAGTAATGTCAACAATAACCATCGGCTGTTCTCCGTGACCCTTACGCAGAACCAGTTCGACGATAAGCCCGTCGTCCTTCAGCCAGCCAGAGTCAACAAGGCAGTCCAGCACGGACTTGGCTAGGTTGTCCAGGTCTGGGCGGGTGGACTTTGATACCACATCAGCCCCGGTCTTGTCGGCAGTCTTCTTACTCTCCTTGGTATGGGGATAGATGAACACTATACCTACCTGGCAAGGCTCGTCAAGGGGGGTGACCTTGGCTTCCTGCGCCAACTGCTTCATCATACTGGTAGCCTCAACGCTCCATTTCTTTGCGGATGACTTAGCCATCTTGCCGATAAACTGCCGACCATCCTTGGTCTTGAGGATACGCAGAGCTGCTTGATGGGTGGGCGGTGGCTCGATCTTGATGTGGAACAACATACTATTGGGTTACCCTCCTTGATTAACCGGGTCAACTGTGTATATTTACTTAATGGATACAGACCCAAAGTTTGAACGATTGGATGGCACGAACCCGGAGGCCGGCAAGAAGTTGCCCAAGCACACAGTGAAGCGTATCGAGCAGCTCCTCAAGCAAGGCACTGCACCATCCGACACAGCCAAGATGACGGCTGTCGAACCGAAGGTAGTCACAGAGATTCGTAATAACTTACAGGATACAGGACAACTCGATGTCCTGGCGTTCAAGCGCAAGACCGCACACCGCCTGGCATCGTTCGTCGGCAAGGCTACCGAACGGTTGGAGCAGGAAGTGGATGGCATCCCCCTTGGTCAACTGATGCTCTCCACCGCCATCGCCATCGACAAGTTGGAGAAGTTGGTCGATCCCACGCCAAGTGTGAACATCAAGGCAGAGTTGCGTATCTCTGCGGACGACATCAATAAACTGCTGGATACCAAGGGTTTGATTATCGATGCCGAGCCTATTGACCCGCCCAAGCCGGAATAAAAATACAAAAGAGTTATTTTTGCGTTGACTGAAGGAAGGGGCTTTGCCATCACTGGCAGTCCTTCCTATGAGCATCAAAGAAAAAACCCACTACGCCTGTGTGCTAAACATCCGGGCTGTAGATGTCCCTAACTGCCACAGCCAGGTCGTCAGCATTCAGCGCACCCCAGCTGCGTTCATCGAACGCATCAACAAGAAGGGGCTGTTTCCGAAGATCGTGGCTCACGAATGGTATGTGCGTCCTGTGAGCATCTACACCTATCCCGACGGCGACTCTGACATCCAGACCGATTTGAGCAGCGAATATAATATTCCCTACGCATACACCGACGAGGACGGCAAAATCGTCTTCAACGAAACCCACCCTCTCTTCAACCAATTCCCCCCTACCAAATAATATGCCTCCCGAAACCAATACCAAGCAGAAGCCCCAGACCATCGCAGAGGTGGTCGAGTTCTTCGATCTCAACAAGCGTCCGGCTCAACGCCTCCACGACGCAGTCACCGACGAGGTGGTCAAGGCTCTGACCTGGACGACCCTCCGTTCGCTGGCGTTCGCCTGTCGTGACCCGAAGACCAGTGCCAAGGGTATCACCCTATCCCAGAAGGTTATGATGTACCGCAAGTACGACAAACTCTGGGAGTCCATCGCTGAAGCCGTCAAGGTCTATGGCGCGAACATCAACGACGTGAAGTGCGAGCCGGAGATTGGCGAGGACGTAGCTGCGTTCCGCACCCGCTACCTTCAGTCCGTCCTTGGTCTGACCAAGTGAGCAACGAAGACTATATCCTTTCCTTAGAAGCCACCAACGAAGAACTCGAAATGGAAATCCAAATCCAATGCGAGGAACGCCTCATCCTTGAGAAGCGTATCGAGACCATGAAGAAACTCTTGAGCGAGTTTGAACAAGCCTGTTCCGGCAGGGCTTCTGACAAGATGCAAGCCACGATCAAGAAGTGGCGCTCCTTCCAGAAGAAGATGGAAAAGGAGAACATCGTCTAATGCGATACCTTTCAGTATGCTCTGGGATTGAAGCTGCATCTGTGGCCTGGGAGTCCCTTGGTTGGACTCCGGTTGGGTTCGCAGAAATCGAGCCGTTCCCGTGCGAGGTGCTGAAAACCCGCTTCCCCAACGTACCTAATTATGGAAACCTCGAAAACTACAAAGACTGGCCAATCGAACCAGGAACAGTTGATGTTCTGGTCGGAGGCCCACCCTGCCAAGCATTCTCAGTTGCCGGTATGCGAGAAGGAATGGATGACCCACGTGGTAACCTATCCCTCATCTATTTCGGACTTGTTAAACGACTTAAGCCGAAGTGGCTGGTGTACGAGAATGTCCCAGGACTTCTGTCATCGAAGTCTGGATCAGACTTTTCGTCCCTCCTCACAGCGTTGGCTGACTGCGGCTATGGGTTCTGCTACCGAGTGCTGGACTCACAGTTCTACGGCCTTCCCCAGCGACGGCGCAGAGTTTTCCTCGTTGGCTGCAGTTCTGGAGACTGGCGACATTCCGCAGCGGTATTACTTGACGGCCCGGGCAGCTTCGGGGGTTCTACGACGAAGCCTCATGCGTGGAAAGGAACTCCCCCCCCTTCTGCTACAGGCGTTGATGGCGCAAGCCGGATTAACTGCCGACCAGATGGAATCTCTGGTACGGTCACCCGAAAGTGGCACAAAGGAACCGGAGGCCCAGCAGGAGATGAGCATTATAACCTCGTCGCCACAGGACCTGGAGATGGAGCAGGACTCGACGGAGGAGATGCCGGAGGAGTAGACCCACGGCCTGTAGTCCTAGATCGTGCTGCCTACTCGCAAGGAATTAACGCAAAGTTCGACCCGCTTATCCAACATTCGGACTCTGTTCCTGCTCTGGTTGCCCGTGGCCCTCATGCTGTACAGCCTCCCATCGCCTTCAAGGTGCGATGCGGTGGCGAGTACTCTGGTGCTAAAGGTGGCGAGGTTAGGCCCACCGAGCGTGGCGGTACGGGTATGTTGCACTATGAAGACAAGACCTTCACTGTAGCTGCCACGCAAGACCAGTTCGTTGCCACGCCTCAACAGGTGGTCTATGAGAACCATCCGAACGACAGCCGTGTCACCGGCCCGCATGATGTCGCCCCCACTGTGGCAGCACGGTTCGGCACGGGCGGTGGTAATGTTCCGTTCGTCCAGAACATCCAAGGCGTTGACCTGTACAACCAAGCGTTGACTGGGGATATCCACTGCCCCTTACGCACGGCCGGTGGTCACGGTGCGCCAGCGGTGATGCAGGAGTGCATCTCCTTCCAGCCTGGCAACCTTCGCAGGGATGCCGGTGCAGAACCTAATGCCGAGACTACCACGACGCTGAAGGCTTCTATGGGTGACCAGATTCCGCACATCGCCACGCCTATGGCGGTACGCCGGTTGCTGCCTTCCGAATGCGAAGCCCTGCAAGGGTTTCCGAAGGGATGGACTGACATCCCTTGGAACGGTAAGCCAGCCCCAGACGGTCACAGGTACAAGGCCATCGGCAATAGCATGGCTACGAACTGTATGCACTGGATCGGTAGACGCATCCAAATGGTGGACGACTTGGTTACCGAGTTGAACAAGAAGCAGGGGTAGGTATGTATGGGGTATGTCGTATATCCGCATCGAACCACGGAAGCATTTTGATAAAGCCATCGTCAAGGTACGCAGAGATGGGTACATCACATATGACTACTGGGGTCTGGTGCGGGTATGCGAACGCCTGTACGACTTCCAACAAGACGACGCAATCGAATGGGTAGAGTACAATATCCTTGGTCTAAACGACGGGCAGGAAAGCCAGTTCAAGGTATGGTACGAAGATCCAGAGAAGACCGTAAAGGTACACAGGGTACGCAAGGTACGGCCCAAGGTAGGCAAAGGGGTAGGCAAGGTACGCAAGGTACGCCGGAGGTAGGTAGGCGGGTAGGTAGGCTTAAGGTATGCACAGGTAGGTACGCATACATACGCCCGCATGACGTGTGTGCGCCCGCACTGCATGGAGCTGCCAGACGCAAGCCTGGGCCTCCTGGCTCTAGACTCCTGGCTTACGATTACGATCTCCTGGTAGACGCACTGCACAGGCACACCGGCAGACCGCGCCATGTAGTTATAGACTGGATACAGGAGAAGATCGTACCCCTAGCTGCCAGGCAAAAACCGGCCCTTAAAATAATCTATAAATAGTTTACTTTTGTGTTGACGCAGTAAACTACCAGGGTTTGTGTGTGTGTCCTTACCCATACACACATGATTACTACATTCGCAGAAATGACGCAGTTGGAACTGACTCCGGCACAGGCACTCGCCCTGGAGTCCATGAAGCAGATCCAGAAGCAACTGGAGACTGCCAAAAAAGAACAGGCCCAGATTCACGCTGATAAGGCACTTCGGGTTTCGACGCGCCTAAAGAAATCTGAAAGTGAACGGATTGCCTACCTTAATGGGCAGATTGAAGTCTACAGGGCCAATCTCGAAACCATTTCCGAGTGCTATAACAATCTCATTAAGGACAGTCTGCGTAACCATGTCCTGGATAATTATACTATTCCGGCCCTTAAGTCTGCCGGTCTTATTCACCACTTGGATTTGGACAATCGAGACAAGAGTCAGTCACTTCACGCAGACAAGTACTACGCACTGTCGATTGCGTCTGCACACTGCCGGGTGCGCTTCAGTCTGGGTACTTACGGCGAGCTGCGTGATATCGAGTTCGACACAAAGGAAGACATTTCTGGAAACCGTCTATGGGTTTCCATTTCCCGAACCTGGGGTAACAAGTGTTTCAATAATCTCTTCCTGCATAAATATAACTTGAGTCTTTCCTCTTCTACTTTGCAGTCCGGCGAGGAAGGCCAGAAGGTAGTTAACCTACTTTCCAAAGTGATGCAGATTTGCGAATGTATCGACAGTGCAATCCCTACGCAGGACGGGTTAAATTATATTGCCCGTAAGTACGATCACGAGGAAATCGAGAAAATGAAATCCAGTTACAAGACTCGCGCCTAAAACTTTTCCATACACGCACATGAGCAAACTAGACAAACTTATGACCAGGGCTTTGGGATTCGCTTACGACCTGGGCATGAATGTAGGTGAGAACCATGCCAACTGGGTTGAACAGGATTTGTTTGGAGGAAGGTACACCGGTGACCAGCGTAAAGCTGCCAGGGCCGTACTTAAGACTCTAGACGAGGGTTATGACAACGGGTTGTATGACGGTCTGCCGGACTTGTCTGGAGAATGGGCAGACGGCCCTACCCCACAGTCCGTATTGTCTGAAGTACTTCACGCGCTTGATGTGAAGCCTGGCACTAAACAGGCAGACCATGTGGAAGAGTTTCTGGACGATCTCTGTAATGAATGGTCACTAGGGGTTCAGTCTGGATTTGAATGTGAGCTGCACCGGCTTGCAACTGAAGCTGCTAAAGAATAATCCCATGAGTCTCGATCCAACATTAGCAGACATGAGTGCCTTCCTGCGCCAGAAGACTTCTGGTCTTATAGACTGGAGGGATTGCACTGCCCATTATGAAATGAATATTGCCATACATTACTTTGCCGGTGCGTACTATAATGGACAGTTCTCAAATCTCTACCAGGCACTGTGTGCTGTAGACTATAACCAGAAGGACATGGAACTGGAAGACGAGCCGGATGAGAATGTACACTTGATGTACGATCTACTGGTAAAAGAATATGTGAAATGAGTTTACTTTCCGCGCTGCACATCACACATTAACCAGACCACACACACATGAAATGTATAATTAAAGAAGACAGTATGGGTTCACTTCACATATGGAAGGGCCATGTCACTCCTACTGGGCATAAGTACACCTGGAAGGCAGAAGGCAAATGGGCAGACTTATATGTGCAGGACAGTGAATCACGCGCCTACATACTGGAGTACCTAAAACCGGCTAAACGCAGAGAACTGGAAAAGGGTTATGCAGTTACTGCGGAAATCCCTTCCGAATATTTTCCCGAATAACACACACCCATGTTCATTAAATCCAAGTCTGAATTAATCGAGCAACTGAAGTACGGGCAATTCGCTTTTCCCGGCGGCTACCCAAGGTATTTTGTGGCAAAGGACTGTAGCTGCGTCTGCTACAAGTGCCTAGTGCCTAAAGGCCGGTGCGATCAAGAAAGTGATATCGAATCACGCGCCATAGACGCAATCGACAATCCAGGTTCAGACAAAGCCTGGGAAATCTTTTATGTAGACGTGAACTGGGAAAACAATTCCCTTACCTGTGACGAGTGTAACGAGAAAATCGAATCCGCTTACTCTGAATAATTTCCCCCACACACACATATGAGCAAACAAAAGAAAGAACCCAAGGTATACACGATTTCTGAAACCATTCATGTCTGCTACCAGGTAGTTGCCATGTCTGAAGAGGAAGCCCGTGAAGCATACCAAAACTTGGATAACGAGAAATGGTTTGAACTCGCAGGAGAAGCTGCATCAAACAATTATAATGACGAGGAAATCGTTAATGAGGAAGATTACGATCACGAGTCTGAAGCCGGTGATTTTCCTATCACTGAAAAGGCCCAGAAGTTCATTAACGAAAATCTTCCAGAAGAGTAATCCATGCGTACATTAAAAGACATAGGTTATGGTTTAGCCGGTCAACTGCACACATTTACCATACCCAAAGGTATGTGGGTAGTCCGCGCCTATAACTTGGAACTTAAAAACGGGAAACCCCGTTACTGGCTGAAGCAGATTCCCACACAGTACAGGAAGGACAGAAACTTCCTTTCACTGTATCATGGGTACGGGATTTTACTGGAGCATGACGAGGTAGGGTAACCTACACTGCCAAGGTACAAGGGCCGGTTGACGGCCCTTTTTTGTGCCTAGGTAGGTAGGTAGGTAGGCACACACATACGCACATACGCACACATACAGGAGCTGCATCACGCGCCACATAAAGCTGCCAAGCACGGCCTAGTTGCGATCTACTGCCAGGCTTCAGTCACTGGACTCTGCACCTGGCAATCGACGCACACCGGCACAGGCAAGCCCTGGCAAGTGTATCCAGGAAACACATACACAGGCCCGTAACGATCTGCACACCGGCCCAGTGCGTACCTGGATATTTTCCCTTTACTATGTGATGCGCCTACCTACCTTCATTCATGCACACCCACACATCACATGAAACCAGAACAAAGGATTAAGGCACTGGCTGCCTTCATTAACAGGGAAGACAAGAAACAGGGAAGGCCCAAGGGTTTCCCACTGCGTACACCGGCCTCCCTAGAGGCAAAGGTAACCAGTTATGGACTGGTAACTGCGTATGTGGACAATCACTGCCCAAGGGAAGATTTCGCAGTGCTGACTATGGACGAGGCAACTACCTCCAAACTTCTGCCCGGTGACCGTGACTATGGACGCAGTGACTGCGTCACAGTTGACGGGGAAACTTTTTTAGTTGTTTACCTGGGTTAAGCCTGGGTAGAAACTTCACGCGCCAAACACTTTCCCACCCACACACATGAAAAAGAAACCCGCAAAAAAAATGAAGGTAGGCCAGTCACTGACTGATAAGCAGTTGCTGCGTCTGGCCGGTCCTATCGAAACCAAACTGCCAAAGCTGCCAGAAAACCCCAAACAAGTACGGGCCGAAAATATTGCCCGTCACTTGACGAAATACCTGGAGCATAACGCTGCAGACCATGACTTGCGTCTGGCCTTCCTTAACTCCACCCGTGACGAAAATTCCTGCCCGCAAGGTCTGCTTAACTATGCTTATAGTCTGGTACAGTTGGCCCAGGTAGTCCTGGAGAATGCACAGTATGCTTCCGCATGGGAAGACCGGCAGAACCAGATTTATAAAGGTACGGAAGACGAGACTCTGTCCATGTTGCCTTTCATTATGGACTTTGATAAGGCACTCCAGAAGGCCCGTGACGAGGTAGCCGGTTCCGTACCCCTTGAATAATTTCCCACACCCACACACACATGACTAAATCACGCGCCAAAAAATCAGAACAAAAGTTCAAACTGACTGCCCGGCATATCACTTATGTCCTGCCCAACGGGACAGAGTACGGAATCCCCAAAGGACTTCGCTGCGTCCGAGTGCCTGGAGAGTGCAAACAAGACGGTTCTATGATCAAGAACCCTTGGGCCTTACATGACACACCGGCACACTTGGAGGAAGACAGTGACTTTTTGAGGTATGCCCGTACCTACGGGATTATTATTAAGGAAGAGTTTCTGACTGATAAGCTGCCAGACCGTAAGGTATGGCACTCCCAGTTCAAGGCACGCGCCACTAGTGAGGTACTGCCTGGCAAGAATGTAACCCCAGAAGTAGTCCTGGCATGGGCCAGTTCATGCGTCTCCAGTGACTACTGGGAACAGTACTCGCCGGACCGGCTGCTGAAAATCTTTAACGAGGTATATCAAGGGGAGTTTGATAATGCCCATGAGTTCGCTTGGGACTACCTGGAGAACTGCGACGGGAAAGCATACACCGCACTAGAGGAGAATAACCTACTGGCCTACTTCGATATTGCGGGCTACTGGTCACGCTGCCTTCGATATGACTACCATGAAGTGAAGCATGAAGACCCTTCCACAAAGGTAATCCGCTGCTTCTATGTACGCGCCAACTGGTAAGGCCCAGTGTGTCCTGTCCTGCTTTTGATTCTGGTACTCCTGTACTTCGCAAAGGGCCGTTAATGGCCCTTTTTTTGTGCCTAGTGCCTAGCCGGTCCGGCTACTGGGCCTAGCTGCTTTTGACTGGTAGGGCCGTTATGATCTCGGCCTAACTGCCTGGGTGTGCTGTACAGACTTCGCGCCAAGTCACACACCCAGGAGTAAATAGGTAAGAAAACCCGAAAATTGCATTAGAGGTGCCTGGCTTGCCCGTAGAGACGGGTTTACTTTTGCCCATGTCCTACCCTTGGCTGCGCCATGCAAGGGCTTCCTAGGCCATTTTTTTAGTGTGACTAAACCGTTGATTATCAACTACTTATGAAACTGTTAAATAAGTGTAAAAAACTGCCTTTAACATGATAACATTACTCATGATTACAGGTTAAGCCTGGCTTAACATGACTAGATTACCCAGGATTACAGGTTAAGCCCGATCTAATCATGACTAGATTACCCTGGATTAACAGTTTAAAGTATTATAAACTATTTTCGATTTCGCCCAGACTTGGCGCACCCCATGCTTGCACTGCCAACTTTATAATATCGTTTCGTAAGTCACTGATAAACAGGCACTTATGAATAGTAAAAAAAGTATGGCCTGGCTTGCCCTAGGAAGCCCTAACAGACCTTTGCCCATAGTAGGACATAGGCAAAAAAAGCCCGTCTCTACGGCCCTGCTAGGCCCATTTACTGCGAAATTGACTGTTTTACCCCTTCTAACTCGATTTTCTTGCACAGTCCGGCCTCGCGCCCACACTAGTGACTGCCATGAAACACACTGAATACACACCCATGGGCCAGGTCCTCCTTGGCTTCCTCGTCATGTCTATGATCTCGAGCTGCATCGTCGCAGTCCCCCTCGTCACTATCTACCTCCTAAAGTGATGCGCCCAGTCTTCCCCACAGACCACCGGCGGGCTTACGCAGAGTTTGCGGAAGTGCAGGAGTGCCAAGTCATGAACAATGGGACAGAGTTCTCTGTCTTTTGCCCAGAGACTGGAAAAGGTTACTTTTGGAACTTTGTACACCCATGGGAGGAAACCAAAGCTGCTTTCCCCGAATCCTTCCATGAATGGGAATCCTACCTCTTCACCTGTTCAAAAGGTGTACAATGGGTAATCCATCCACTCTGATTCACGCGCCACACACACCCAGGAAAAGTAAACACCCACACACATGAAGACATCCCAAGCATACCAAGTCGGACTGGAGCAGTGCTGCATCTACTTACCCACTGCTCTCGTCATGGAATCCCAAAAGGAAACATGGTTCTACGGCCTCGTTTCCTCAATCGGCTTCTACCATGAAGCCGGTGATTTCGACCGCATGGAATCCGCAATCATGGACATCATGCGCTATCGCAAGATCTAAAACTTCCCACCCACACACACATGAAACTAGACCCAATCCAGACCGCACTGGTCAATCTGCACACCGGCCCACTGAAGCAGAAAGACCTGGTTCTGCTATGCACTGCCATGAGCCATGCTGCAAAGCAACTGCACACAATGGCCCGTGAACAGGAGAACCAAAGAATGGCAGACTGCATGAGTGCAGGAGCATTAGCCCTGCTATCACTCGCAGACGAGATTCAAGCCGGTGGAGAAACCCAGAGTTCCGCAGAGTACCTCTCTCGCGCAATCTCATTCGCTGCCTCCTATACGATTGCCACACACCCAAGCAAAAAGGAAGAGGAAGACGACGACGACTTGGGTGCATGGCCACCGGCTAATGCCACTCGCCTAAAGTAAACACTCCACACAGTAACACACAGGCCCAGGTCACACTGGGCTTTTTTGTGCCTACTCACTAGCCGGTGCGTAGAGACATCACGCGCCAGTTATGATCTCAAACTCGTCATGCCAAGCTGCCTTTGTAATGAATAACTCATGACGGTCTGTATGTGCGAAGTCATTACAGTGCGTATGCGTGAAGTAACTACACACTGCCAGGTCTGACTGACTCGCGCCACACCCAGAAGCCGGTGTGCGACGGTCTGGGACTTTATAATATTCCGTTATAATAAAATAATATCAGTCTATAATAATATTATAGGAGTATATAATAAAAT